CAACACATCAACGATACAATGTTACAACAGTGTGATCACGCTGACGAACATTGCTGGTTGGAACAAACCGGAAATATAATTATTAACTCTCATGTACCTAAACAACCAAAAGATTGGAAAACAAACCCATACACGTGGTTAACAAATTTCGATATATTGAATATTATGACCCAGTTTGAAAAGAAATATGCTTCATTCAAATTTATTGGTGTGTTTCCAATAGATTTTGCTGAAACATACGGGTTAAGTTCGTGTATATCCGCCGAACTTTGCAACTTCCAATTATCTAAATTTAAGAAGAAATACAAATCATTTGCATGTGTGTTCAATCTCGACAAACACTACCAATCCGGTTCCCATTGGGTCTCGGTTTTCTTTAACACAAACAAACACAGCAACAATTACGGTTTTTACTTTTTCGATTCCGTTTCCTCAAAAATTCCTAAAGAAATTCTCAATTTCGGAATTTCGATCCAAAAACAAATGAATGATCCTGATTTCGAACTCCACCAAAATGTTGTTCAAAAACAGTTTCAAAATACGGAATGTGGTATGTTCTCCTTACATTTTATTATAGAATGTCTCAAAAATAAATCGTTCCATTCCATTATAAACGCGAAATACTACGACCAAGATGTTCACAAACTAAGAAATAAACTGTTTCGCACAACATAAGTACAACGATCTTAAACTTTTCTAATTATTTCAAAGTCGTCCGGAGTTTCCTCTTGTTTTTCTTCTTGTGTTACTTCTTGTTTTTCTTCTTGTGTTACTTCTTGTGTTACTTCTTGTTTTTCTTCTTGTGTTACTTCTTGTTTTTCTTCTTGTGTTACTTCTTTTATAACGGTCTGTTCTGTAGCATCTTCTTGAATATCTTCCATATCAATAATTTCGTTAATAATATTATTCAAAACACCATTGGATAACATTGACTTCATTACTTTTTCACAAGACGATATAGTCGAATCGTCAATCGTATTACCAACTATTTTATCAAGAATATTCATCAATTCGGATTGCTTGTCTTTTTTCTCGTTTTGTTTCTCATCCGACTCTTCTTCCGACTCTTCTTCCGACTCTTCTTCCGACTCTTCGTAGGAACTTTCGTGTTCGCTATCGTCAAAACAACTCATCCCAACCATGTTTTCGATACTAGGATTCATTAGACAAATGTCGGTCGAATTGAGAACATCGATGACCGTTTTGAACGAATGCATGTCTGTATTCGGAATCCTCAAAGTAATATGGGTAGCGTTGATATACACATCATTATCGTATTCCAAATCATATTTATTAACAAATTTATTCACAACATCTAAGAACTTGTATGTTTGAGATTTGTTCTCCAAATAGTTGAACTTTACCACGAAGTACTTCCATGTTTTCATTTCGGACTCCAAAACAAACGAACACTCGCAATGTAGCGAACGGTTTCCCAAATATTCCATAAAATATTTATAAGACAATACTGGAAAAAATAGCATGAATGGGAACATGACGAAAGTATACATTATTTTTTATATGATATATACTTGTTTGTTCTGTTTAAATATTTTACCCTTCAAATGATATAGTAAGAAATTGTTTGTTCAGCGATTCTACGGCACGAATCCATACAAAAGTAACGAATAGCAACATCACCGCCAAATACGGAATCGATCCGGATACAGAACCATATATTAGTATCATAACTTGTTGTATCAGCGCCCCGCCTGATTTTCCGATCGGATTGCAGATTACATCAATGATCGCTTTTCCTTTGGTTCGCGTTTCATAATTTAATGGTATGAACGCGATCTCTTTGCAGGGATCAAACAGAACATATTTCGTTGACTTTGCAGCAATATTCTGTATACTTCCAATCATTATTGCTAAAAACAATGGAGATGTTAAACTATTTTCATAAACAAGAATCATGTAAAAAAATATACCTGTGACACACAAAATAATCGGTGTAACTAACGACGCGACCCTCCAACCGAAATTTTGAAATATATGTCTGGAAAAAAGAGTCATTCCTAAAGTTACAATTCCCGTGTAAATCGAAACGTTCCCCATAAAAAAGGAATACTCGTTTGGATGCGTATACATCATTCTGACCTTGCTCTTCCAGGTAACCTCCACCAAACTAATGCAAATCCCATAAGAAATTACTATAATCGCTATGTTCCGTATATATTTAGATTTGGTCATGTATGACAAAGATTCGAACAAAGAAGTGTCTTCGGTTTTTTCAGTATTGATTTTATTTTCGCTTTTTTGTGTGACAAATCGATTCATCATGAAATAAATGAATATTACACATAATCCGAACCCAACCACCACATTCATGATGCCTTTCAAAGAAACAGCCCAACTGTCGATATTAGGTGGTAACGATTTTCGGATATGAGAAAAGTATTTGATAGTCTGACCAGATAGAATAAGAGCACAATTTGCACCTATTCCGAACATTGGATAGTATTTTTTGGCCTCGTCAATTTTGATAATTTGATTGGAAAACCCCCAAAACATAACGGACACCACAAACGAACCCCACAACTCCGCCACAACATAAAACACTGAGAAGGTCCAATTACGTAATATGGAAGATATGCCCATAACACCAGTTCCGTACTTCATAATCAACCCGTCCGCCAAATAATTCAAATGCAACAACTCGCGATTTGGATAAATAAAATGTGCGAAACTTCCGAAGAATATAATAAAAGGAAATATGACGACATAAAACAATATTTCGGGTGGTAACAAATTTAATAACATAGAATACATCATCATGAATCCTATTGATACTGGTAAATTTACCCATGTTTTCAGAAAAGGTAATACCTCTGCCCCCGAACCAGGCGCGGTTATCACCAATACATCTTTCGTATCTCGTAAAATGGAATAGTTAAATATTATACAAAAAAACATTATTCCTAATGGAATAATCCTAAAGAGCACATTGTCTGTTTTCGATGAATGCTCTTCTTCATTTATTACAGTGATGTCCGTATTAGTAGTCGATTCGCAACTGTGAAACGAGTTATTGTCATTTCTACAAATGTAGTTTCGATACATACTGTGTTTAGGGTTTAATAAGTTTTGAAAACCAGTATTCATCTTTTGTTTTGGGCAGTTTAACCGTTTTAATATTGGTTTAAACCGATTGGTCCATTTGTTTGTTTGACATGGATTGACATGAATATACAAACATGTAACAATAATGCTACTACAAGGCATCTCATTATAATTTTAATTAAATATTTTTAAATTCATTTGAATATTTCGTTGTAACAACGAGTTTGTTTGAAACAAGTAAACACTATTTCAAATCGGTGTTCTCTGTTTTGAAAATCGTATAAGTTCCCCCTATAATCACAAAATTTAAACACCAAATTCGTCAAATTTGCTATCGCAGGATTAAAAGACTTCGTGACATTGTTGTTGAACATAACCAATCCATTCGAACTATTCTCCATTTTGTTAATGATCGCAAACGAGTTATGGGCATTGTTGTTTTTGCTTTGATACACCTTCGCTTGTTGCATGTACATAATGATATAATTCTCCGTTTCCAAATCCATCATATACGGAGCTTCTAAGGAAGTGTTTGCGACCAAACTATAATTATCAATAGCAAATCCCAACATCTTTCCAATACTGTTTGTGGGATAATGATACACAAAGTTATCGAAGTCATATCGTGTTTGTTCATCGCTCTTGAACTTCAATTCCATATTTACGGTGGATTCAAAAGTTAACTTATTTGAAATATTGTTAAAAGTCACAGTCAAGGATGGTACCAGCGAGGTCAATGTGGATGCTATAGATAATCCGTCGTATGTTCCTAAAGGAATCGTATAATCTTCGGTATCGGTGTGTAGTATATTATTATACTTGGTCACATTGTAGTTGTTAAACTTAAAATCAGTAAGAATAAGTTCTGCACTGACCACATCCGTGAGACCTTCGTCTAGTTTAATGGTGTATCTCGCCGGATTTGGATAAAGATCTTTGTTTCTATCTCTGCTATCAATGATGTATTTGTACTTTCTAATTGGAATATCCTTCGTATTTATTTTAGGTGGAGTGATAATTGCATTCTCATCATACAATTGTTCCTCCATATTTTATTTAAAATAAAATATAAATTTAATTAATTATAAAACTATGTCTAACACTTTTTTATGTGTGGATAACATGAAAAAACTCATTGAAATAATGGAAAATGTTTTTCAGGATAGATTTAATTATAAACTCACTAACAGCGATCTAAATGTCAAAAACATATTCCTCACCATCATGAAAAAAGTCGACAACGATCCTGAAAACAAAACAATGGACTTGATTTCCAAAAACAAACTGACTCTGAAAATTGTGAAAGAGATTCTGAAAACCAATCTCAGTTTAAACATTGTTAATAATAGAAATAACGAAGTTCACACCAATCGAAGCGTGGTTTATAATGACATAAACACGGAACACACAAAAATAATAGGGAACAAAGATGTGTTCGACAAGATGAATCAAATCGAAAATAGCAAAAAGGAAACCGAAGTTAAAGAAATTAAGAAATTAGGTAAGCTTAATCAAACGATAATGGATCAAAGCTTTAATGAGGACGAATTCAAAAACAGTTTATCTAAATTGGAAAACGAAAGAGAATCCTTGACCATCAAAATAGCAAAGATGTTTCCAAAAGAAAATAACGAATCCGACTTTTTAGAAAACAGAAACAAGGACATTTCCAGTATACTGAACAAGAACCCAGAAGAAATAGATCCAACCGCTTTTTTTAAGCAAAACAACGAAATAAATCATAAGCATAACGAGGAACAAAACATCGTTCCGTCCTCATACCAAAATATAGCGATGTCTACGATCATTTCCAAAGAGCAACACCACGAATCTCGTTTGGAAAAACGCTATATCTTGATTAACAGTTATGACCGTAATTGGTTGGTAGACAAATACCGATACAAATATAAAATCAGATTCTCCTATAGCAAAAACGAAATACTGAAGATTCCTTATTACGAAAACAACCCCACCGTTCCTCACACCAAAACAGAAAAAAGCAGTGGTATAAAGAACGATTTCGGTTGGGTTGACAAAAACGGCGTGTTCTACAACGCATATGATCCCAATTTACCGTTGACCACCAACTTGGATCAAGATGGTAAACCGATCGAACTAGGGTTTGAAGAAGTTGAAATCGTAGTCGATCAAGATGCTAGTATGATAGGCACATTCAAAGACATATACAGCATAAAAATAACAAATGTAACAATTCCCTCAGACATACTCAATACTTATGTGTCTAATGATAACTTGTTGTCTAACTTCAACTTCAACTTTCCTTACATATTGTGCAATATCGACGAATTTCAGGATGTATACGACGGAACAGACGATTCTATTCGTAAAACCTTTTGCCAGTTGCAATTCGATAACTATGTTCAAACCCCGAACGGTAGAGGATACATCATTCTGAAACCCGTACAACAAGAAACGAAGTATTTCTACCCTAATCCCTTGTCCACTCTACCCACCTTAAATCTGAGTTTGACCAAACCAAACGGAGAGTTGTTGAACTACGGAGCAGACGGTCAAAATATTCTACATATCAGCACTTACCAACAATACTATCTAAAAGTAATCACCAAAACATACTTCGACAAAAACGCTTTCTGTAAGGGAGACTATGTTAAAATCAAGAATTTTAATATGTATCAAATAAACAGTAGTATTGACAAAGATAACATAAACAAATTCAACGCGTTCATAAACAAACACGAAGGTCATGTTATTCACAGCAGCGGTGAACCCAACGATAACGGTTATTACAACAGTTTTTTTATCAACGGTCCGGGAGAGTTCGACGAAAATATAGGTAAGTTTGTAGTGAAAGAAGACTTGATGAACACACTTTCCGAGTTCAATCAATTTCTCATAGACAATGATTTCTTTCAAACATCGGAACAATATTCATCTTCTCCAAGTGACAACTACGAAAACGGTTCGGTGTTAAACATGTCTTTACAAAACAGTGTTTCGATGACGGTTGAAATGTACAAGCCCGACTCGTTAATGATGGTTCAAGAAAAAATTTGATTAGAAAAGATATAACTTAACTTAAGACACAATGATCAGCATATATTTTTCTCGTATAGTTCATCCCAACAAAAAACTATTTATTGACTTTAAAAACAATATACACAACACAACACTATGTGACAAAAAAAGGGGATCGTTCCAATCTTTCAAAGGTAATCATATGGTTTATGACAATAACGATAAATTTATCGGTAACATCAAAACAAAACGGTATAACTATTTACAGAACGAGTTTTGTAAATTTTATGATATAACAGAAGACCCCGATTCTACAGAAAATGAGGATTTGAGTAATTTGTGGTACAACAATCTGAATGATTGTATTACCCGTTACTCTTATAAACACCGAAAGAATGAACTGCTGAAACACACCTCTATGCCCCATAATTTGGTTAACGAAACATGTGATATTTTGAAATTGCGAAATCTAGAACATTTTACCCCCTTCAATATTCCCATGAATGATCATCGCAATTACATTTCCAAACACGACTACATGTTCGGCGCAATAGAAAAAACTACACAACAATCATCCTTTATCAACACAATTTACTCCCCTGGGAACATCAAGAAAAAGTTTCTAATGAAATTTGATACAGCTAACAACTACTCTATCCCTGTTAAAAATGTGTTTTGTGTTCCCATCCTTCCCAATTTCAACATCAACGAGTTTGTTGACAAGAGACACATCTTATGTATTATTCCACCCAATTCGATCAATTTACGACCAAGTGATCACTGGTACGATGTTGAATACAAGGGTATATTAAACACATATCCAATCGCCGTTTGCGTGTTCTATAACGAGTTCGCTTACGAAACATCACCTATCAATATGTGTAGTTTTCTCAAATTAGAACATGTTATCAACAAAAACCTTATCAACAATCTCAACATCAAACTGAACAAGGATATTCTACCTATTCGAAAAAAAAAAGAAATTATCTATAACAACATCGACCATTCAGATCATGAAATCGTTTACACCGACGCATCGATTCGAATGGTGGGGAACGAACTCCAATCAGGAATCGGAGTGTGGTTCGGATGCCAAAATGACAAGAACATATCCCAACGACTCTTGTACGAGTACAAAAACGACATCAACTACTGTGAACTGGTCGCCATATATATGGCCATCATCAAATCAGATCCTGATAAAGAAATAACCATCTACACAGACAGCTTCACTTCTATGAAACTTATCAGCGAAGGATACAACGAAAAACTAGTCAGAAACAAGAAATACGAAGACATCGTATTCCTTATTTTGAAAAACATTGAACTCAGAAAAACCAGAACAAACATCTTAAAAGTAAAAGCACATACAGGAGATATAGGTAACAGTAACGCTGATCTTATGGCCCGAATCGGTGTGTATAATGAATATGACGAACCTCTCGATATCAACAGGTTATAATTATTATAGAGACCCGTTCATATAATTATATAAACCGCTTTATAATAATAGCAAAAATTAATGTTCCAAACGGGGCTTGAACCCGTGACCTTCGCGTAGCTAATGAATCGTGCTGATGTTGATTCGACTCAACTCAAGCATAATCTTTCGATTATAAGCACGACGCTCTAACCAACTGAGCTATTGGAACATGAGAATTTATATTCTATATTACTTATAATATACAATTTTTAAATACTTTTTTATTCATCATATGTTAAATATGAGTTTACATAACCCAAAAAATATCGTGATTACAGGTTCTACTAGAGGTATAGGCAAAGAAATTGCAAGAAAATTGTTAGCACAAGGTCATAATGTCGTCATCACTTCTAGTAATCCAAACAATGTATACACTACATACAGAGAATTTAAAAAAGACACCACCATCGACGGGAAATGTTTTCCTGTCATTGCCGATATTTCTTCCTACGATGATTGTAACAAGCTGCTAAGTAAATCATTGAACTGTTTGGATAATCATATTGACATTTGGATTAACAACGCCGGAGTTAGTTTTAAAAACAAGTTGATTGATCTCGACGAACACCAAATATCTTCAATTGTCAATACCAATCTTGTGGGCACTATATACTGTTGTCATTTGATTATTCCTCAAATGCTTTTACAGAACAACGGCATTCTTATTAATTTCGAAGGCGCGGGGTCCAACGGTTTCCCAACACCCGATTTCAGTGTTTACGGTTCCACCAAATGTGCCATCACTCAGTTTACACGTTCCATCTCCAATGAATATTCAAAATCTAATATCAACTTCTGTACCATATCACCAGGAATGGTCATAACCGAACTTCTGTTACACAACGCAGATGCCAACAGCAAAAAAATCTTCAATATCTTTTGCGAAAGCACCGACCACATAGCAAACTATCTGGTTCACAAAATAAATAACATAAAACACAACGAACACATTCGTTATCTCACCGTTAATCGTATTTTTTTACTCTTTCTAATTAGTTTCTTCAGACAAAACAGATTCTTCGATAAAAATGGTAACAGCATTGAATAACTTTATCTTTTAATTCATTCAATTTGTTTTTCAATTTATTTTTTAAAATTTATATAATTAATTTTTTAAAATTTATATAATTAATTTTTTAAAATTTATATAATTAATTTTTTAAAATTT